GGTTGAAGAAGGGGTTATATCTGAAATCAAAGAAGAAGAAGCTGAAGAAGAAGTTGAAGAAACCGAAGAAGAAGAAGTTGAGGTTGAAGCGGCTGAAGAAGAGGTGACTTATGCTACTAAAGAAGAATTGGAAGAAGTGAAGTCTTTGGTTGAAGAAATCAAAGCTATGCTAGAACCAAAAGAAGATTTGAGCGAAGAAGTTGGAAACCTTTTAACTGAGGAACTTTCTAAGCACGAATTAAGCCTTGAAAAAGAATTAGCAGAACCAAGTGCTGATCCAATCGTATCAAATCCAGAAGGTAATAAAAACATCTCGAAATTTAGTGTTTCTCCTAATAGAAAAAACACAACTATTGATCGAGTAATGGCAAGATTAAATAATTAATAACAACTAAAAATTAAATAAAATGAGTGTATCATTAACAACCTCGTATTCCGGGGAATTCAGTGGCAAATATATTGCCGCAGCGTTGCTTTCAGCGGACACATTAGACAAAGGTAACATTACGGTAATGCCGAATGTAAAGTACAAATCTGTAATTCAAAAAGCAGCAACTGATGACATCGTAAAAGATGCAACTTGCGACTTTCAAACAGATGCGGGAACTTTAACTTTAACAGAAGCAGTTCTTGAACCAAAAGAATTTCAAGTAAATCTTGATATTTGTAAAAAGACACTTCACGATTCTTGGGAAGCTGAACAAATGGGCTTTAGTGCTTTTGATAGTTTAGCACCAAACTTTTCTGATTTCGTATTAGCTCACGTTGCTTCTAAAGTAGCCGATAGAACTGAAAAAAATATCTGGTCTGGAACAACTGCAACAAGCGGACAGTTTGATGGGTTTGAAACTCTATTAGCTGCCGATGGCGATTTGCCTGCAACTCAAGAATTAACAGGAGCAGCCGTAGATGCTGATAATGTAATTGGGTTCTTAGGTGCGGTAACTGACGCAATTCCTACTGCCGTTTATGGTTCTGAAGATTTAATTATCTATGCAGCATCTGACGTTGTAAGAGCTTACACGAGAGCACTTGGAGGATTCCAATCTGGTGGTGTAGGTGCAAACGGATACGAAAACAAAGGAAATAACCAATCATTAGGTTCTTTATTCTTTGATGGTATTCCAGTTGTAGCAGCGAGAGGAGCAAATGCAGGAACGATCATTGCAGCTGAAAAATCAAATTTATTCTTTGGAACAGGCTTAACTTCAGATTTAAACGAAGTACGCGTGATTGATATGGCTGAAAATGACGGTTCACAAAATGTACGTGTTGTAATGAGATTCACGGCAGCAGTTCAGTATGCACAAGTAACTGATATCGTTTTAAGAACGACAGTATAATTAATTAACTAATCAAATTTAAAGGGGTGGGTTCTGCCTACCCTTTTTTATTTAAAAAAATTTAAAAATATGGGATGTTTAATTACAAGCGGTCGTAAAGTACCTTGTAAATCAGCGGTCGGTGGGATTAAAACCATTTACTTTGCAGATTACGGAACTTTAGGAGACGCAACAATCGTGGCAGGCGAAATAACTGCCGTAGCAGGGACACCAACGTGGTTTCAGTTTGACGTAAAAGGTAACAGTTCAATGGAAACTGCTATCACATCAAGCCGAGAAAACGGAACGACTTTTTACGATACTACACTTAATATGACTTTAACTTTTCAAGATAAAGCTACACAAGAAGAATTAAAATTAATCGCACACGCACGTCCACACGTTGCCGTTGAAGATTATAACGGTAATTTCTTTTTAGTAGGTCTTGAAAATGGTGGCGATGTAAACGGTGGAACAATCGTAACGGGAGCTGGAATGTCAGATTTAACAGGCTATACTTTAACGGTTAACGCACAAGAAACTTCACCGCCTTTCTTTGTGACGCCTGCGGTTATTACTGCTGATGCTTCAGCGGTTCAAATTGACCCAACGGCTTAAATAGTACTTTTGCTTATAAATTAGGGTTATCTTAACGGATAGCCCTTTTTTTATACCTACACAATACAAAATATTTGTTTTTTATTTATATATTAATATGAAGTTAATAAGCACAAGCGGAAATAAAACCTTTAAAATAATTCCAAGAGAATTTTATATAGGTACATTGAACCTAAAATTAACTAGCGAAAGCACAAATAAAACCATTACAGTTGATGCTACTTCTCTTATTGATGGGAATTACATTTCATTCGATGCGGTTTTTGGGGCTTTAACTGAAAGCGATTTTTATACGTTGGAAGTTGTTTATTCAACAAACGTAATTTATAAAGACATAATTTTTTGCACCGATCAAGCCATCAATCAAAACAATGATGAATATTATAGTGTAAATAAGGATCAGTATATAAGTGAAGAAAGTTCGGACAACGAATTTATAATAATATAAATATGAATGATTTAAGAATAGTAAATTTAAGTACCTACACAACGCCAGATATCGTTGAGAAGTCCAATAAAGATTGGGTGTCGTATGGTGCGGATAATAATTATTTTAAGTACTTAATTGACCGTTACAATGGCAGCCCAACAAACAACGCTATTATAAACGGTATTAGCGAAATGATTTATGGTCGTGGATTGGATGCTTTAAATTCAAATAAAAAGCCTGAACAATACGCTAAAATGATTTCTTTGTTCCATAAAGATATGGTTCGTAAATTATGCTATGACCTTAAATTAATGGGTCAATGTTCTATGCAAGTCATTTATTCTAAGGATAGAAAAACAATCGCACAAGTAGAACACATTCCAATTGAAAATTTAAGAGCTGAAAAATGCAACAAAAAAGGAGAGATTGAAGGATATTATTATTCGGATGATTGGTCAAAGGTTAAGAACGTAAATCAAACAACTAGAATTCCTGCATTTGGAAGCAGCAAGGAAAATATAGAGATTATTTACGTTAAACCTTATCGGGCAGGGTATAAGTACTATTCAAGTCCAGATTATGCAGGGGGTTTACAATATGCCGAACTAGAGCAAGAGATAAGTAACTACCATTTAAACAATATCTTGAACGGATTAGCTCCGTCAATGTTAATTAACTTTAACAATGGAACACCAAACGCCGAAGAACGTCAAGCTTTAGAAAACCGTATATACTCTAAGTTTAGCGGTTCAAGTAATGCGGGCAAATTTATATTAGCTTTTAATGACAATCCAGAAAGTGCAGCAACGATTGAGCCCATACAATTAAGCGAAGCGCATATGCAGTATCAATTTCTTTCTGATGAAAGTTCTAAAAAAGTAATGGTATCACACAGAGTTGTTTCTCCTATGCTTTTAGGTATTAAAGATAATAGCGGTTTGGGTAACAATGCAGAAGAATTAAAGACTGCAAGTACATTAATGGATAACACCGTTATAAGACCGTTCCAGATGCTTTTAATAGATGCTTTTGATAGTATATTAGCATTTAATCAAATGAGCCTTAAATTGTACTTTAAAACGCTTCAACCGTTAGAATTTACAGATTTAAAAAACGTTGAGGACGCAGAAACAAAAGAAGAAGAAACAGGGGTTAAATTAAGCGAAGATTTACCAGATGAATTAGGTAGCAATATAGCTGATGAATTAATCGACTTAGGGCAAACAGAAGATGAACTACTAGCTGAATATGATTTAGTAGATGAAAGCGAGGTTGATTACGAGTTGAACGATGAACTTGACGAAGTTATTACAGACTTAAACACCGAGCCTAAACAATCTGTATTATCTAAAATATGGAATTTTGTAAGCACAGGAACGGCAAAACCAAACGCCGAAAGTAAACAAGACGGCACATCAAAACAAGATAGCCAAAAAGGTGTTGAATTTTTAGTAAGATATAGCTATGCACCAGAAAAAGCGGGAGCAAATAGTCGAAAGTTTTGTTCTAAAATGGTAGGGGCTAAAAAGGTTTACCGTAAAGAGGACATCGTAGCGATGGGAAACAAGGCGGTGAATAGCGGTTTTGGTAAAGGCGGTTCTGATACGTATTCAATATGGTTGTATAAAGGAGGTGCAAGATGTAATCATAAATGGTTTAGAAAAACATATCAAATTAAAGAAGGTAAAAAAAGCCAGATAACAAGTGGTCAAGCTAAAAGCAAAGGTTTTAAAGCACCTAAAAACGCCCAAAAAGTACCAGTAGCACCAAACGATATGAAGTATAAAGGTTATACCGCTGAATATTGGAACAAAATGAAATTTAAAAACTAAATGGCAACAGCATTATTTATATCACGAACGGACTTAGTAAGAAATTCAATCTTAGACGGATCGGTGGATACGGACAAATTTATACAATTCATCAAGCTCGGACAAGAAATTGATATCAAAAACCTACTAGGGACGGATTTATACAACCGAATAAGTGACGACATTACAAACGACACTTTAACAGGCGACTATTTAGCCCTTGTAAGCGATTATATACAGTCAACCCTTATATGGTTTGCTCAGGTAAATTATATTCCATTCGCGACTTATCAAATTAAGAACGGAGGAGTGTTTAAACATTCTAGCGAAACAGCTGAAAACGTTTCTAAGGAAGAAGTGGATTATTTAGTCGGTAAAGCTAGGGAGTATGCTCGTTATTATTCGACTAGGTTAGTTGATTACCTTTGTGATAATAGCTCTAAGTTTCCAGAATACACTAGCAATTCAGGTTCAGATATAAGCCCAGATTCTGACACGGTTTATAACAGTTGGGTTTTATGAAATATAAAGTAAAAGACATAAACGTTAAGCGTTTAAAAAAATATGTAGGACTGAAAGCAAATGAAGAAGATGCTAAAAGGTTTTATGACGAAATAAAGCTTAAATACAGGAAGGAATGATTTCAAAAATAACATCAGCAGCCAGTTCGGAAGCCGTAAAAAGGGGGCACACAAGCCAGAAGCTTAGCGTACATTGGAGGCACTATATTAGTGGAACTGGTTTTTACACCCTTTATAGTACAGGGGCAACAAGCACCTTTCCTTATGCTTATGGCGGTATTGCAGTTCCTTACAATGGTTATTTTAGTAGGTTTATGATGGCTTCAATGCCTTATTCAACTAGACAAAACCCAAATGGATATTTAGCTCAATTACAAGTTTATGTAAATGGAGTTTTAAAATCAACTAAATTTGAACCTTATTCCACAAATGTAAGGGAATCAGTAATATTTAATTTCGGTCAAGAAGTGCCTATTAATATAGGCGAAACTGTTACATTAAGGTTTCAGGCAAATGGTCAATGGTGGTACTGCGCTAGTACCTCAATAATAACAGAAAGATAAAATTATGATAGATCCTAAATTTGTAATGATTCCTGCCGCATATAAAAAGCTTGGATATCCACAAGCTCAAAAAGTTTATTCAATACTTCCATCGGCTTCTCCAAACGCTGATTTTTCAGCAGGAAGGAACTCGTCTACAACCGCTTATGTAACGCCAGAAGATGGGATATTAGAACCAACAACAGATATGAGGTTAGATTGGCAAGATAGAAAAACTTGTCCTGTTTTGTGGTTAGAACGCACCGCAACTAACAGACTTTTATATAGTGATAACATAAATAGCGGATTACCTTCTACTTGGCAAACAACAGGGGTTTATATAACTCCCGCAGTCCAAGACCCTACAAATCAAAACAAGGGGATTCGTATTGCAAATCTCAACACAGTAACTGGGGATTTCGGGCTTAAACAACAATTCTGGGGGAGTTATGGATACAACGTAGCTTACGCGACTGTTTCTGTTTACGTTAAAAGAAACGAAGGTAGAGGGTCTCGGTATGATAAACTTTACCTAAGGTTAAAAGATCTTTATAATAAATTAACAATGGAATTTAATTATAATACTGAACTATTAACAATTGAGGATGCAAGCGGTTGGACGCCAGAACGAACTCGTGTTATAAAAGCGGATAATGGGTGGTATAGATTAGAATTTACTGTTTTAACATCGGGATTAAATGTGTGTACTTTTGAAATACAACCTTTTCCAACCGTTGGCAGTATAATACAGGTAGCCCTTCCAATGGCTGAAATAATTCCTTATAATGGTTATTTAAGTCCACAAGCTTTATCGCATAGTTATATAGCTACATATGGATCGGCAGTAACACAAGGTTACGAATTTTGTTATGATGCAGAAAACCCTATTTTTGAAGGAAATCCTTCTGGAAGTCTTTTTATCGATCTTCAGGAAGTTGAATTTAACGATTTGGCATCGACAGGGACTATTTCGGTTTCAACCGATGATAACCAAGATGCGGTGCAAATACAATTTGGCTCACTATACCAATTGACTCAAACTATGACAATAAGAGGTAAGGTATTAGTGAATGGAAATAATGAAGCAGATATATTGGCAAGTGGTTATGATAGGTTAAATCCTGTTAAAATAGCAGCAACTTGGGATATTGATTTTTTTAAATTATATATAAATGGAGTTTTGATTCAAACCATAACAAACCTCGGAGCAGTACCATTAAATACGGATAGAATAAGTTTTTCTTATGGGGATCAATCCAATAATTTTTTTGGCAAAGTAAATGGTATTCAATATTTTGATGAAGTTATACCTGAATCAGATGCAATCCAATTAACAACAATATAATGAAAGTAGGAAAATACGAATTTAAAAGTAAAGAACAGGCTTTTTCAAAAATTGAAGGATTGCCTCACAAGACTGATTTTGAAGGAAATACATACCCATCATATAAACACATTATTACACATTTAGGAAGTGTTATTATTGAGGATGCTGAATTTGAAAACGGAGTTATAACAAAAGATCCTGTTTATGGGGCTTATCGTTTAGATGTTCTTTGGGTTGATATTGAAGAAAATCCATACGGTTGGAAAACCTATGAGATTGATTTAGATAATGAAGGCTTGCATACTTTTGGGCTTTCGTACTTAGAAAACAAAATATAATGACCGTACAAGATTTGAAAATAGGAATTTTAAATGCTATCACTTTTGGTGTTAGTTTCACGCATATAGAAAACAGTTTAAAAATTATACTTTTATTGCTATCAATAGGATATACGGCACAGAAGATATATGAAACCTATAAAAAAAATGACTAAAAACTTTAAAAAAAGTGAGTTTGATTGCAAGTGTGGGTGCGATATGCCTGATGATGTTTTAGCTAACGTTACTAAATTAGCAAACCAATTACAATATGTTAGGGATAACGTTGCAATGCCTATAACGATTAATAGTGGTTATCGATGTCAAGCGCATAATAAATCGGTTGGCGGCTCTGAAAACTCTCAACACTTACTGGGCAAAGCAGCTGATATTGTCATTAATGGACTTGATCCTGTTTTAGATACTTACGATTATTTAGATGATCTTATTCTAACTGGAGAAATATTACAAGGCGGTTTGGGAATGTACAAATCTTTTACGCATTACGATATTAGAAAAACTAAAGCACGTTGGAACTATGCCTAAATACAAAGAACAAAACGGAACTACAAGAGTAGGAGACGCATTACGTTGGTTATTAAAACAAGGTAAAGAAGTAGCCCCAGAGCTTTTAAAAATAGCGTCTAATGTTACAGGGATTGAAGCTTTGGAGTTATTAGCAAATAAAATCGGAGCTGATACCGTTTTAAGTGAAACAGATAAACAACTTTTATTAGAGGAGTTAAACTTTGATAAAATAGAAATGCAAGAAACCACTAAACGTTGGGTATCGGATAACAATACCGACAGTTATTTAACACGTAATATCAGACCCTTAACGCTCGCTTTTTTAACGGCTACACTATTTGTGTATATCATATTAGATAGTTCTTTAGATGGCTTTAAAATAGCTCCTGAATGGATTGATTTACTTAGTTCTTTACTACTTTTGGTTTATGGTGGTTATTTCGGAATGAGGTCTGCTGAAAAGATTACAAAGCATTTTAAAAAATAAATTACTTTTTTCTTGTTTATTCTAAATAAAAGATATAACTTTGAATTTTTTGTTAAGCTGATTAATTAGCCTAAAGTTTTTGTTGCCCTTAAAGGCATAAAAAAACATATATAGAAACAAATAGATAAGACATCTGGGAAATATTCAAAAATGGCAAAAAGAACACAACGCAAAAAACTAGTAGATAAGTTAGATAAGGTTTTTAGTATATATATAAGACGCAGGTATGCCGATAATGATATAGCTGAATGCTTTACTTGTGGTAAACAAGACCATTGGAAGAAACTACAAAACGGACACTTTCAAAGCCGTAAACATTACGCTACAAGGTGGCACGAGGTAAATTGTCAGGTACAATGTGCGGGGTGTAACGTTTTTAGATATGGTGAGCAGTTTAAATTCGCTCGTAATTTAGATAACACTTACTATGACGGTTTAGCTGATGAACTACATATTGAAGCTAATAAAACGGTAAAGCTAGATAAC